ATTCAGATTTTAATTCGATATATCTGCTAAGAGCCAATTCTTTTTCAATCGGATCGTCCTCTGGCGTCTCCTTCCATTTCTTTCTGTGTTCTTCGTAAGCTGCTTTTTTTAATAAAGCGTTGAGCTTGATTTTTTTAAGATCGTTGTTCATTTTTTATGGACTCGGAATTAACATATGCTGGGCATGCTCAGATGAGCGTCCGTCCTCCCAACGGACTGTGCAATAAATACAAGGAGTGCCTTTTTTGTTACGTTTCTCACGTTGCGAAATGACCGTCCCGACTGCGGATCCGATCTCTAAAAACATTCCTTTTGTAGTCCGGCGTTTGTTCACTAAATCGCCTTCCTTGTATCTGGCAGTTGCTGGCATTGGTTTTATAAATAGGTAAAAAAAAAGCCCCTTTTACGGGGCTGTGTAGTTAGAAGATAAACGCCCAAGCAGATGCTAGTCCTGCGATGGCGAATAGAACAGTAACCTCCTGTTCTAAATTTTTAACCCTGCGGCTCAAGCCTTCGTTTGTTGCGGTTAAAGCTTGGTTCTTGTTATAAAGAACTGCTCTTGTTCCAGCGTTTGAAGGAATCTTGGCGGTGGTTGATGTCATGGAAAAATCCGTTTGTGGTTGACTTTTTAATCTTAATAACATTAGTTGATAATCTCAATAAGATTAGGAGTTATTGATACACTTTGTAATAATCTTAATAAGATTAATTGAAAGCATTAAAAAAGCCCCCCGAAGGAGGCTCTTTTGTAATTCTCGAAGTGCCGATGCGTTGCGGTCGTGAATTGGTAGGAAACGCTTTTTGATTAAGGTTCTAAAAGTAAAACCTGAAATGTTGATCGCACCTCAACGGTCTTAAAGGGTGATACGTCTTTTGTCTCGTACCGACAGGGGCAGGTAGCGAATACATCCTGCTTGGCTATGTCCTAATATTATTAAGATTATTAGATAATGTCAATAAGATTATTCTTATTGAAATAATTCGTTACAATCTTAATAAGATTAATCCCATTTCTTTTCATAGATCAGCTTCCCTGCTTTTACAATCTCCTTTCCTAGCTTCTCGTTGTTCCATCCTCTTTTAAATGCCAGCCCTGACCAATCTTCAGTTGTTAGTGCTTTTAAAACTTTCGTATTAAAAAACTCAATTGGCATTGAATCAGGAATTTTGCTTAAGTCCATTGTTTAAAGATCCAAAAAGATTTGGTCGATTGCAAATAAAATTGTTTCTCTTGATTTGTTGATTGTTTTAGAAAGTTCTTCTTTGTAGTCTGAAATCATTTCTTTTCTACATTCTGGATCAGTCATCAAATTATGTTGATGAATTTCATAAGTTGTAAACCTGTGATTACAAGCAGGACATTCTCTTCTCCTTCTTACACTACCTTTTTTGTCTGATCTTGATTCAATAACCTTTTTAGCTCCTTCATAGTCAAAAGAACTTTTACCACATTTAGGGCAGTCCATTTTAAAGAGCCTTGCAAGCTTGCTCGATCTTGTTGATCTCGCAATCGTGGCGAGTCATGTCTGAAAGGGATGAACTAACACCCCAGAAAAGAATTGCTCCGAAGGAAGCGAAAAGTAGGAATCTCATGGCCTTGTGGTTGATGGCTTTCTAATCTTAATAAGATTATTTATTAATGTCAATAACATTATTTATTTTTGCTTCTGCGATTGATTTCTTTGGCACTTCAAAATACTCATCAAATAATTCTCCATCTGCATTTGCAGCTTCTAGCCATCCTTTCGGGTGCAGCTCTTCCTCTAAAGCTTTCTGTTCAACATTCTTTATTGCTTGAAGCGTATCAAGTGCTTCCACCAAAGGATTTAATTCTGATCGAGTTAATCCAGCTTTTTTAATTTCAATATCATTGATTGATAAAAGCAATCTTTGAATTGCTCTATAAGCAACACCAGCGTCATTAATTGCGGTTGTTTCCATTGGTTCCCAATTTCCAGCAGATTCTTCTTTATACAATTTGCCTTTGATCATTCTGATTTCTTTTGGCATGGTTCTTAAATAGGGGTGGGGTGGATGTAGGAAAAATAAAAAGCCTCCCGTAGGAGGCCATGTTTTAGAGCCATTCGTCTGGATAAACAACTCTCTCTTGTTCAACTAACGCTTCAACTGATTCCTCAACTTCTTTCATATTGAGTTGAAAAATCTCATCCCCTTCTTTCATTGTCTTAACGATTTGTCCGAAGGTGTCAGCAAGTTTGCCCATAAATAAAGTCCTGTGTGGTTGACTTCTTAATCTTAATAAGATTATGTGTTTTGGTCAATCCCCTCTTTAACCATTCTCCATGTCTAACCTGCTGTTCCCTTATCTTTTGGCAATGCTCGCACTCACATAAATATTGCTCCATTACTGTTTTCCTTACTCTTGCCTTACACTAATTGCAAACTAAAGTCTGCCTATATCAAAAATGCTTTTTAAATTTGTGTTAATAATATAAATATGGCTAAAAAAGGCACTAAAGCAGAAACGATTGTAAGAGCACAAAAGTTCGCTCAGATTATTGCTAATGGTGGCAGAAGATCAGATTGTGTTCGTTATGCTTCCGATACATGGGGGGTGGGTGAAAGGTCTGTAGATACTTATTTAGGCTTGGCTAGGGAGAGTTTAAAAAAAGATTTTGATATACAAAGGGAGCAAATGGTTGCAGATCTTCTTGCTCAATGTTCAACGCTTCAACTTGAAGCCAGAAAAAAAGGTCAATATCATATAGCCCTTGGGGCTATTAATACAGCAGCAAAATTAGCTCATCTTTGCTCTTGAGTATCCTTTCAGAATTACCAACAGGTCACGTTTTACATCCGCAAGGTTTCACTGCCTTCAATTATTCTCCAGAAGAAAAGCAAACTCAAAGCGATTTAATCAAGCAACGTATCTTTGACGGTTTATTAAATTATCAGCAAAAAATCTGTGAGAATGTAGAAAAGAGAATCGTTGGCTTTTGTGCAGGTTATGGAGCAGGTAAAACAAGAACCCTTTGTGCATGGTCTACCCTTTGTGCTCTTGATAATCCCAATACGGTTGGGGCTGTTTTCGCTCCTACTGGGGCTTTGGTTCGTGATGTTTTGCAGCGTTCTCTTGAAGAATTTTGGGAAAATCATGCAGTTAAATTTGAATACAGGGCATCCCCACTCCCTGAGTACAAATTAAATTTGCCAAATGGTGAAGTTACTATTCTTTGCCGTTCGATGGAATCATGGCAGAGGATAATAGGCGTGAACTTGTCTTTTATTGCGTCAGATGAGTTAGATACGACAAAACCAGATATTGCTCAGAAAGCTATTGAAAAATTCTTAGGTAGATTAAGAGCAGGAAACAGAAGACAATTAGGTCTTTTTTCTACTCCCGAAGGTTTTGGTACGTTCTATAATTTGTTTGTCCGAGAAGGTCACAAGCAAGACAGAGCACTCTTCAAAGCTCGAACGGCTGACAATCCTTACTTGCCGCCTGACTTTCTACAAGCATTACTTGAAAATTATCCAGCTTCTTTAGTTAAAGCCTATACAGAAGGCGAATTTTGCAATCTTCAAACGGGAGCCGTTTATGACCGTTTTGATCGAGCAAAGCATGTAACTGAAGAAATGCCCGACCACTCAGAAGAAATTATTAGGGTTGGTTGTGACTTTAACGTTGGAAATTGCAACGCAGCAATTGGAGTAATCAGCAAAGGACATCTATACATTTTCGATGAGATAGGTGGAGCACATGATACCGACAGCATGGCAGACCAATTGCGGGAAAAGTTTCCGCACAATACGATCTACGCATATCCAGACGCTTCAGGTGGAAACAGATCAACAAATGCTGCTAAGACCGACATCCAGTTATTGCAGCAAAGAAGAATTGTCAACTTGTCAGGTGCAAGCAATCCTTACGTCAGAGATAGAGTTGCAGCAGTTCAGGCAATGTTGCTTAATGGGAAAGAAGAAATAAGACTACATATTCATCCACGTTGCAAGAAAACAATTGAGTCTTTAGAGCTTCAAGCGTATGCAGAAGACGGCACTCCAGATAAGACTATGAATCTTGACCACATGGCAGATTCTTTAGGTTATTTAATCTGGAAGGAGTTCAATCCATTACACATGAACTCAGGAAGAGGAACAGGTATTAGAATTTATTAGCTTTTATCTATAAACTGTTTACATAACCAAAGAGGCTCATCGTGTATAGCGGTTACAACTTTTATAAAAGAGAAAAGGCTGGAACAACAGCAGACATTGATGACCCTAATAGTGCTTGGGAGAATATGGAACCCCATTGGGTTTTGATTGAGAATTTGTTGGGCGGTTCATATCAGATGAGAAAACGTCATAGAGATTATTTACCTCAAGAGCCTAGAGAACTTGATGAAGCTTATGACAACAGATTAGCTCGTTCAGTTTGTCCTCCTTATTACCAGCGACTTGAAAGAATGTTGGCTGGAATGTTGACAAGAAAGCCAGTTAGATTAAATGACGTTGCTGATGTTATTCGTGAGCAATTATTTGATGTAGACCTTCAAGGCAATGACCTAAATATCTGGACTTATGACACTGCTAGAAAAGTAATTCGATATGGACATTGTGGTGTTTTGGTTGATGCTCCTGCTGATGCAAACGGAAGACCATATTGGGTTACATATACACCTAGAGACATTCTTGGTTGGAGAACAGAATTAAAAGATGGAGAACAGAAATTTACTCAACTTCGATTGATGGAAAAAGTTGTTGAGCCTGATGGAGATTATGGTGAAAAAATTGTTGAGCAAGTTCGATTATTAACACCCGGAGCTTTTGAAATTCACCGTAAAAATAACGATGGTGATTTTCAATTGTTTGATGAAGGAACCACATCATTGTCTGAAATTCCTTTTTCTGTTGCTTATTCCAACAGGATTAATTTCATGGAGTCACGTCCACCGATGGAAGATATCGGGGAACTTAACTTAAAGGCCTATCAAACACAGTCAGATCTTGATAATCAATTGCATATTGCAGCAGTTCCAATGCTTGCGTTTTATGGATTCCCTCAAACATCTGAAGAAGTTTCTGCTGGCCCTGGAGAAGCAATAGCTTTTCCTGCTGATGGTCGAGCCGAATACATCGAGAGCAAAGGCACTAGCTTTGATTCTCAATTCAAGCGATTAGATCAGCTAGAGCATCAAATAAACACTCTTGCGTTAGCTGCCGTGCTAGGCCAAAAATTAGGGGCAGAGACAGCAGAGTCAAAAAGAATAGATAGATCACAAGGCGATAGCACGATGCAGGTGGTCGCCCAACAGATGCAAGACATGATAGATAACTCCTTAATATTTCATGCACAGTATTTAGGCAATAATTCCGCAGGTAGTAGTTTTGTTAATCGTGATTTCTTGGCGGCTCGTTTAGATCCTCAAGAAATTGGTAGCTTGTTGCAACTTTATACGGCTGGAACAATTACACAAGAAACTCTTTTGAAGCAATTACATGAAGGAGAAGTGCTTGGCGATGAGTTTGACGTTGAGGAAGAGCTGGAGGCAACGCAACAGGCTTCCTTAATAGAAGTGGATCAACCTCTGGAGGAAGAGGAAGAAGCGGAACCTGAAGAATCAGCAGAACCAGAAGACGAAAACGACCAAGCTGAATAAATGGCAAAAACTGTTCCTGTCGGTGATGGAATACCGCCTGAGTTTTATCGCAATGCGATAGACCTTAATCGGTTTAGTAATAGCGTTTCTAAAAAGCTGGTTACTTCATATAACAATGTGATGTTAAAAGCTGTTGAGAAATTAAAGATCATTGAAGGGCAACCATTAAACGAAAGACCTGCTTATAAGACTGCAAGATTAAGAGCGTTAATAAAACAAACAAAGGAGAGTTTAAAATCTTGGGCTAATGGAAGCGTTGATGATTTAATTACTGAGCTTGAAGGGGTTGCAAAAGTACAGGCAGGATTTGTTGAGAGTCAATTAAAAAAATCAATTCCTAAAGGCATGGCTGAAAAGATCCATGACCAAATTGGGTATTCTTTTAGGTCTGTTGCTGTTAGTCCGTCATTTGCTAAGTCTGTTGTTAATACAGATCCAACAGCTTTAAATATTGCCGTTTTAAGAAGTGATTTAGCAGGAGCAAAAACACCAAAAGGGACTTTTAAATTAACTGCTAAAGAAGGTCAAACAATAACGCTACCTAATGGGAACACGGTTAAGAAATCATTTCTAGGGATAGCAGAGGCAGAAGCAAAACGATTAAACCAAGTGGTTAGGAGTGGGCTTTTATCTGGTGATACAACTCCCGAAATTGTTAGAGAGTTAGTTGGAAATTTAAAGAAAGACCAAAAAGGAAGCTTAAGCCAGCTACTTGCACAAGGAGGAGCTGCAACCAAAAGTGCAAATAATCAGGTGATGACGATTGTTAGAACTACTGTTAATCAGGTCACGAATACAGCAAGCCAAGCTGTTTATAAAGCTAATCCTGATGTAACGGAGGAATATCGTTATGTTGCTACGCTTGATTCTCGAACTTCTCCTGTTTGCAGAGATTTAGATGGTCAAGTTTTTAAATACAATCAAGGCCCAGTGCCTCCTCAGCATTTTGGTTGTAGGTCTACAACTGTTGCTGTTGTTAACTATAAAAAATGGGATTTCACACCACCTCCTGCTGGAAAAAGGGCAAGCGTTGGTGGGCCTGTTTCTGCAAATACAACTTATGGAAAATGGTTATATGGGGAACGTGCAAAAGGGTCAAAATTTAAACCCGGAGCAGAACAAATAAAAGCATTAGGAGAACAAAAGGCCAAATACTTTAATCGCTTGTCAAATAAATATGGCCCTGATCAAGCACTAAAAAAATTAATTAGAGAAGACAATACAGAAGTTTCTTTGGCTCAGTTGCAGAAGAGATATGGAAAACCTGAAGATATAAAACCAAAAGCTAAAAAGACAAAACTGCTTTCAGATAAAGAGAAAAAAGCACTTGCTGCATTTGAAAAAATTAAACCACCTTCAAAAGCCTTAATTGCTAAAGAAGGACAATATATGACTGCTGCTGAAAAGGCGGGAAAGGTTAAATATGTCCCGTTAACAGCGGCACAAAAAAAATTAATTGATAACTCTACAGCAGAAGTATTGGCCCAAGAGAAAGAATATGGGTTGTCAGCTAAAAAAGCTGCATCAATAAAAAACAAGGATGAATACGTTCAACAATCAAGAAAGAATGAGGCAAAAATAAGAAAATTAAAATCTGACTTTAAGAAAACAACAACTAAAACAATTTCAGATAACGATCACTCCTATGTAGGAGAAGTTTATGTTCCGGGCAAAACCCCTGAACAAGATAAATTTGTCAATTTAGGAACAGAAAGAATCAAAGAGATGGGATACAAAATAGATAATAAAATGCTTGATGGAAGAAAGAAAAAAGGTTGGTCATCTGAATTTGAAAGGTTAGAAGAACATATTGCTAGTTGGAAGGGCGGTTCTGCTAGTACCCAAATGGCCCAAAGCTGGCAAGTAGAACAATCGGGGGCTGATCTTTCAACATTTGCTAAATATAAAGCTACATCATTTAAGAAAATGAAAGCAGCATCCCGCAAAAGATTTGTTGATCAAGCTAACGCTCTAGAGGATTTCGTGAAACGTTCGCCAAGTTATGACGGTCAAATTCATAGAGGGATGCAAATAAGAAAAGATCGTTTTGATGAATTTTTAACAGACTTAGCAACAGGAAAACCAACTGCGACGTTAGAAAGTTGGTCAAGTGAAGTTGATATTGCGGACGACTTTGCGGGAATTAAACGGATAAAAGGGGCAATAGGGGCACAACAAGGGTTCCAATCTGACAGGGTGCATGTCATGCTAACTGTGAAAAAGAATAAATATGGGTCGTCAATAACTAATTTAGCTAATGACTATCAACACGAAATGGAGGTATTAATCCCTTCAAAAATACGTTATTCAATAACGGATATTGAACAAACCCCTATTGGCGACACTGGCGAAATGTTTTGGAATGTAATTCTGAAACAGATTTAAATTTTTTCGCCGTTAATAGTTAGATTAATTCCTAATTTTCCACATAGGGCAGCGGCAAATTCTGTATTGTCTCCATTCTTAGGCAGATCGCTTAGATCAATATCGGCTCCTTCACCAGCAAAAGAAGTAGGTTCTGTGAATCGTTCTGGGTCGGATTTTTTAAATTTATCAGGCATTGACTTTCAGCGATTTTTCTTTATGTTAATAAGATTAGTGCTTTTTGTAAACAATCTTGATAAGATAAGCAATAACCTTGTGGGTTTCCATGTCTGACGAAACAACTGCTCCTGTGGAGCAAGCTGTTGATTCTGAAAAAGAGAATCTTAAAGCTGAATTAGAAGCAATGCGTAAAAAAAACGCTGAGCTATTAGATGAAACAAAAAAAGCAAAAGCAAAAGCAAAAACTGTTCCTGATGTTGACGTTCAAGCTTTAATTGATTTCAAAAACAATGCAGAACAAGCTGAGCTTGAAAAGCAAGGAAAATATACAGAAGCAAGATCAAAACTTGAGGAACAATACAGAGAAAGATCAGCCGAAAAGGACAAAAAAATTACAGAACTTGAAACAAAAGTCCGAGAGCTGGAACTTATTTCTCCTGCCTTACAAACCTTGGCGGAGATAGTGCATGATCCAAGTTTAGTGTTAAATAATTTCCTACCTAAAGATAAAATTGAAGTTGATAATGGTGTTCCTGTTGTTGTTGATGGATATGAAAGAACGCCTGTTAATGAGTGGGCAAAAGGAAAGTTACCTGATTACATTTTAAAGCAACCAAAACCTCAAGGTGGTGGTGCTCCTACTGGTAGATCTAGCGGCGGTGAAATTCCTGCTGGAACTAAAAACCCATTTGCACAAGAAACTTTTAATATTACTGAACAGATGAGACTTTATAGAACAGACAAAGATTTATATGATCGCTTGAAAAATGCAGTTAAACGCTAATATGGTTGCATAAGGCAAGGCTGTGCTGAGCCGTCAGGGTTTGTGACCCACATCGTAAAACTAATTTTAGGTAATTTTTCATGGCAACCGTAAGGTCTGACGTGATCATTCCTGAGGTCTTTACGCCGTACTTGATTGAGCAGACAACTCAGCGTGATGCCTT